GTACTTTTAAGAACTCTTGGATTATAGCTGATGAAATGCAAAATGCCACAACCAATCAAATGAAAATGCTCTTAACACGTTTAGGAGAAAATTCAAAAATGATTGTAACAGGAGACTTGGCTCAAGCAGATAGACTTCAAGACAATGGTTTAATTGACTTTTGCAACCTACTAGGAAAGCATAAAAAATTAGAACATATTGACATAGTTCATTTTACCCAAAAGGATATTGAACGACACGATGCCGTAAAAGAGGTATTGTCAATATATGGAGACTAAAAAAGGGGCTTAGGCCCCTTTTTTTATATGTGTCCTAGTCTAATTAGTGTGGCAGCTAAATTAATCTCTGGATCACTGACCAGCGTATGATCTACCAATCCTTGTTTGATAATTAAAATAGCCTTTTCTTGACTAGCATCGTCACCAAAGATTTCCACGTTGTCGTAGAGCCAACGATAGATTTCTTCCATTTCCTCTGGCCTAGCTTGGCTGCAGATCAATTTTCTAGCCTCACCAACTTTGCCATTTTTAAATAGCTCTACCATTTCAAATTTATAATCTTTGGTGTCCTCACTGACTTGTTGAGCGTGTAATACACCATCAATACTGTTCATTTGAATGTTATTAATGCATTTTCTTAGATCAGGATAGGTTGCTCTAACGTATGTATCCAACACATCAATATCAAACTCAACTTCCTCAGTGACTAAAATAGTAGCTGCTCTAGCAGTAAATTCCACAATGTCAGTTTTCTCTATGTGAAATGTTTGACAACGACTATGGATTGGTGGCAAAATTTTATTAGGGTAATTACAAGTAAGAATAAATCTTACATTTTCATGGAAGTCTTCCATGAGATTGCGTAGTGCTGGTTGCACACTAGCAGGGTTCATATAATCAGCTTCGTCAATGAGTACAATTTTAAAATCACCAAATGGCATTGTTTGACAAAAGTTAATTAGTTTATCCACCCATTCAATCTTTCTAGCTTCCTTACTGCCATTAGCATAAAGTACATCGCTGTCTTGTACGCCTAATTGTTCAATTAAGATCTTAGCCATTGTGGTTTTGCCTACGCCAGCACTGCCACTAAACAACAAATGTGGTATGCTGCCATCTCGTATCCAGCTTTCAATTTGACTGCGTTGGTGTTCATCCCTAAACACATACCCGTCCAACTCTTTTGGCCTGTACTTTTCTACCCAAAGTTCTTTCATAATTACCTCTCTATGCAATTATTATACAGAAAAAAATAGGGCCAGTCAATGGCCCTATTTGCCAACCAAGTAATTTTAAAATTCACTGGGTTGTTCGTCAGCCATTGCTAGAATGCAATCATTGTCGATCTTACGTATGGTTGTAATAGAACCATCATCGTTTTCCACTTCAATGCCTCTGGTCCAACGACCATGTTCAACAAGAACCCATTCGCCTAATTTAACTTCAGTTTGTTCAGGCCCAACAGCATAGACTCGACCCCAACGTGGGCGAATACCTTCTGTTTTGCCATCATCGCTGTTAAGTATAATTCCACCAGCAGTTACCCTAGTATCAAAATTCATATCTGCAACTAGTACAGTGTCTCTAATAGGTTTTAGTTGTCCTTTTACCATTTGTGCCTCTTATTCCGTTTTACCTTTGTAATATTCCTGCATGACATCCTCACGCTTACGAATAATTTTTCCACCTGGACCAATTTCATCACCGCGAGCATTTACTCTGGCATTGCCCACAGCCAATGCTAGTTCGTTTTGATTTCTTAGTTTTTCCATGTCGACTTCTTTGCCTTGCATACTTTTATATGCTTTTTTTGCGATTTCTTTCATTGCCATAATATTTCTCCTTATCTTAGAAATTCCTGCCAATCTAGATTGTATTTAATACTATCTATACGATGTACTCCTAATAGATACAGTACATAGCTGGCCACACTACTACCTCTGCCTACACCCCAAACTATGTTATTGGCTCTGCAGGTGTCTACTACATATTTAAGCCAACGAAGTAGGTCGAACATATTTCTATTTTCATATTCCGTCAATTCTTCTACTGCTCTTTGGTATTCTTCTTCGTTGGTGGTTTGGTTTAGGACATATTCTATGATGTTAAAGTTTTTATATTCATCTGGCATGAGCCATTCGCTTTGACAAACTTGATCAAATTCTTCAACACTTATGCTATAGATATCAGCGTCTATTTTCTTAGTTGGCAAGTTTTTAAACTCATTTGTGTCTTCAGTATAGATTTTGTCTAACAAATGTTCTTTATCACAGTAGATTAATTCTACTATATCGTTAATGTCGTAGATTACGTTGCCAAATTTATCAGTGTTCATCCAACTATTTTAGTTGACATTGATGAGATTGTCAAGTCCTTTGTTATTTTTTTGGAATTGTTTTTCCCAAGCACGAGCTCGACGGTCGTTTAATTCTTGTTTATAAATGTCTAAAAAATTTATAATTTGTACTTTGACATCACCATTGTTGGTTTGAAAGTATTTGCTGCCAAGTTCTTGAATCTTTTTTTCTAATTCGGCGTCGCTTAGACTAGCTGCGTTTAATAGTGGATTAAACATCATATGAATTCACCTATATAATTTACAAACACAGTAACTCCGCCATCATAGGTCCAAACTTCAATGACCTGCTCAGCACCTGATATTGGTAATGACAAATAAAAATGACTGTTTTGATCAAGCTCAAAACCTTGATATTTGATTTTGGTATTTGGTCCTTTGCTTTCTGTACCAAAAATTATTTTATATGTGCCGCTTTTATTACTGAGCATGTGTAATTTTATGTGATAATTTTTGCCTACGGATCCAGTAGCGGGCCAATTATTAAAGGTCAGTGTGGCATTGGAAGTAAAAACATATTTTTGAACTTGTGCCTGTGTTACGTTAACAATGGTATCACCACTGACAACACCATTGTTTTGATATTTTTCTGAAATAATATTTAATATGGCATTTTCAATAACATGATTATTGAAGTTATTGTTTTGATTTTTTAATGCGCTGTATTCTTGTAAGTCAGTTATTTCTACATGAGCAGCGGCTAGACCATCTTTGATAAATCTAAAATTTTCTCTAAATCCTTGACTGGAATTATCTTGACCCTGCACTGGAAAACTTTCATCAATTGACTCAAAATTTATATTGCTACTCATATTATTATTCCGTTGTTTTTAAATACGAGATATTTATCGCCATAATTTACCTCACCAGGATTTGGCCTTACTGAATCAATTATATAACGATCTACTGTAAAGTCTAAATTTTTAAAATCAAATTTTGAATTTTTTATATTTAAAACTATTTCTTGAGCATACCCTGGTAGGCAATAGCACAAAGGTAAGGCCAAAACAAATCCTAATTCTTGTCTAGTATCGTCTTGGAAACTACGCATCCATAATGGAAGATAATTGCGTTCGGTAATAAATTGATCCAATATTACATTTGGCACTAATGGATCAGTCTTTTTCCAAAATCTCAGTCTATCTCGCCAATTTGCATAAGTGTTGAGATATCGTATAGTGCCATTGGGGTCACTGCTTAGAATAGATGTTTGGTCCACAGTGACTATATCGTTGGGCCTAGGAGCAAATGGTTCATTTGTTACATTGTATGCTGGATCCCATTCCTTATTACTGGCGTCAACAGTTAATTTAGTAGCACTTTTTGGTAGTTTTAGTTTGGGTTTTAATTTTTTATTGTCAATTTCCAAAGGGTCTACCAATTGTACATAGACTATTTCGTAAACATTAGTCATGGTCCCTGGTGTTTTAGCCTGTGCTATTTTGACATCGCCAAATAAGAATCGTTTCTTTTTATGATTTAAACCAATAGCTGAAATATATGTGGCTGCTCTTTTAGTTTCAATGCCAGCATACATGATTGCCTTTAGATCAGTTCTAACACCAAAGTTGGGATCATTTAATCTATAAATGTATTCTTTGGTAAAAATACTTTGATCATTGATAAATCTATTAAACACAGTTCGTTTACTTGACTGAGGAGTGGGCTTAAACGGATCCATATAGGCTTTAATAAAGATATTACTGTATAACCTATCATTGGGTGTATTAATACTTAGTATAAACTTTTTATCAATTTTGCTATAATTTGCTTGATCCTGCGCACGAGCAATGAATTCAAACTTTCTATCAATGGTTGTTTCATCTCCGTCTAATCTAAAAGCATTGTTATCAAAAGTTATCATGCCTTTTATATCAGATCCATTGCCATATTGTTCAACTTTGCCAGTAATTTCCCCATCTCTGGCCAGTTTAAGGCCCGGCGGCAATTGGCCATTAATCAAATCATATCTAATATCTGCGCCTAATAGTATGCTTGATGCTTGAATTTTTAATGTACTAACATAGTTGGCATCAATAGTGCCTAAATTTTCAGGGCTAATCCAGCTCATCTGGCTGTTAATTTCACCTAAAATTTTAATTGAAAAAGTTCGAATGCTTGATGCTACTTCGTTTTTTCTGCCGTATCTACTGGCATTGATGGTAAAATGATATATTTCTTCAATTTCAGATTGATAAGGTACAACTCCAAATAATTCACCATTGGTTGGATCTAATTGAAGTCCTGGTGGCAATTGGCTAATTGAACTATCTGGATTAGACGGTTCTAAAGTATATTGAATAGATCCTAATTCTAAAGCGTCATATACGTCCAATTTAATTATATGATAGTTATTTGCCCTTAATACTCCCAAATTAGGTTTGGTGAACCATATAGGAGTCCTAACGCCACTATTAGCAGCAGTGTATGTGTTATTGCCTGCGCTCATTATGGTGTTGTCAGCACGTAAAAAGTCTTCGTTGACTACATAAATTCTAAATTTTCTTTTGACTAATGTGTCACCATCACTGACAGTGACAATGAATTCATAGTTTCTGTTTAATTTTTTGAAGCCAATTGCGGGCAATGAATAATCAAAATTAATGGTATCAAATTTAAAACTGTCAAAACCATTATCTGGTTTAAGTCCATAGTCAAAACCGTTTTTATCATAAAGTGTTCGGTCAAAGTTGCCATTTCTATCAGATAATGCAATTGACAATAATGGTTCAATGAAGCCAGTAATTAGGCCATTTTCATCCATTTTAAGGCCTTGCGGCAAAGCACCATCCCCACTGCTGATAAAATATCTTAGTTTTTGGCCAGCAGCAACATCAGTGTCTGTGACTGTTATTTGAAATTCAACAGGACTGGAATCTAATATAAAATATGTTTCGTTAGGCCCAACAGGCAATAAGCCTTCTGGATTAATTATGACAGGTTGGTCAGCACCTTCAATGGTAATTGTATATGTTCTATCTGAAATTTCATTATTTTTGCTGGCTCTTATGCAGAATTCAAAATCAGTTCTTTTGGCCACTTCTAAGGCAGTGCCTATTATTGATGTGCCATGTAGTCTTAATCCAGGTGGTAATTTACCTGAAATCACGTGAAAATTTACATTGCTAGCAGATATAGGCAGTGGAATAGAAAGTTGCG